GCTTCTCTCAAGGTGGTTCACCGCACATTTAACAAACGTCGTGTTTGATACTTGACCCCAGATCCATAAGTAGTGCTTCGTTGTGCACATCCTCCAAAGCATTTCAACTCTTATGGATCAGGGCTCAAGTCTTGACCCCAGATCCATAAGCGGTTGATCCAATGAATTACGACGCGTTCACCTCCTTATGGATCAGGGCTCAAGTTTATTCTTCTTCTGCATAAGCAGATATATAATCGTCAGCATTCATTTTAACTTCAATTAGTGCTTCTGACTCTGCTTCACTAACACTGTCAGCTTCAATAACCATGTCAAAGTTTTTAACATGTTCAGTATCAACGTCCAGCGTCACTCTATATTTTTTCATTTGATATTCCTCCATTCCTTTATTACCGGTATCATGTGTTTTCTTATTTTTTCCTCTCGTTGTTCGACAAATTCTTCGTATTGGTTTGCATTACTATCAAGTATATCGTTCCATTCATCAATTAGCATTTCTGGGGGTGTTCCCTTTTTTATCATTTTTTGCAGTTGTTCTAATCTTCTTGTTTTCCAAACATTCATAATCCCCCCTTTAATTTAACTGATAAAAATTTATAACCATTACCATAGGATATTTTTTTTATACAAATATTTTTTTTAACTAAATCATTTACCATGTCATTAGTATTTCTGTCTGTATCAGAATAACCCAACCATTTAGGATATGTTTGTTTTAAAGCTTTTAAAAATTTTTCTTTCGTTGCTTTCATTTTTCCACTCCAAATTCAACATAACTTTCATCTAATAGGGAAGTATCTATTTCGCCTATCCAATTCACCAATATATCTTTTTTGCTATCATGTGGGTCAACGACTAACTTAATGGCAAAATCAGTTTCGCCATCATAGGTTTTTAATTCTTTAATTAGCTCTTTAACTTTCATACTCCCTTATACTCCAACATAGTCCCTAGTGTCAA